ATTGCATTGGAAGACACATCCCTAACAAGAGATGTGTTTTGTTCAACTTTTAATAATTGTCCCATTATGAACAAGCAATTACACGGAGATCCTTGGCTTTAGGAATCTCAGAACTATTTGTTGAAGTCATAACCAACTTAACAGTAAACGCATCAAACGGAGTTAAGTCTGTCAATGTAAAATCAACATCAGTAAAATCCGTATTGCCGTATTCAACTTTTGGTAGTGCAGTTAAATTGTCAGGATTTATTTCTGCGTAGTTAATTGTGCTGTATGCGTTTTTATTACCAACAGCAGAAGTTTTATAATAGACTTTCAAATTAGATTTAGTTGGAACATTAACGGCAAGTCTAATTTTTAAGGTTGTCGCTGGAGTTGTTAATCCAATTTTCTTAGTTACATATTTACTATGTGTAGAAGTACCAAGTGGAGATATTTCATCAACGAAGTGGTTTTTCAATACAATAGTAATTGCAGCACCAGCAACGGCAGTCGCACCTGTATTATAAACAGTAACAGATGCAGTAGTTCCGTCATCAACAACTTTGGTTACTCTAAATGTGCCATTATTTGAAGCAGAAGCAGCACCACTGACAGTAATAAACTTACCAACTTGAATTGTTTGTAACAATCCACGAGCAGTAGCGTTAGTTGAAGAAATAACACAAGCATTTGTCGCTGTGGTAAATGCGATTGTTGTATTAGCAGATAGTAAAGAAACATCATCTAGCGCAACTTGGTTTATTGTTGTTTCGCTTGGTGAATTAATTGTATTGGAAATAGTAACTAAACTTGTTCGATGTGTATCAATTATTGGTGACAACGAGTCATTAGTAGTTGACATTTGGCACAACAGTCTAACAGAAGGATTTCCACTCAGTAAACTTGTTTGATTCTGTTCAGATGCAATTAATCTTGGAGTTGCGAAATAATTGGTATCATTCGGAGTAATTCCAGTAAAACTTGCATCAATTGCATATGGTGTTTCAGAACCATTTACTGATTTACCGCTGGTAGTTTTCATTGAAAACAGTGCAGTTGTATCAGAGAAATTCTGACATTGAATGATTGGTTGGACTGCATTATATACGGTATTTTGATTGGCAGTAACAGTCAAACCACCAGAATAACCTCTCGCTATTGCATTATTAGTACAAGTAATAACATAAGAATCATTATCAACAATAGAAGTTATTGTATGGGACTTATATATTTCAGTGGAAGGAACACCATTGATTGAGTCAACAACTTTAAATGCTGCAGCAGTACCAATAGTAATAGCAGCATTTGCTGTTAAAATGAGAGTATCATTATCAGTAACTGAAGATACAATACCAATATAAGCATTATCGCTGGCTCTACGTAAAACACTTCCTCGACCGATTGTTGTAGTTCCAATATCAGTTTCGAATGCGGTAGAAACCCCATCAACTTGAGTGCTTCCAGTTGCGCAAGTAATTGTACCTGTCGCAGTATTGCCATTTATTTTTGTTGTATCCGAATTAGAAATAGTCACAAGGGAATTTGTAGCAAAGCCATGATTCTTTTGATATACTCTAACTTTTGCAGTTCCAACATTAGTCTCAAACGGATCCTTATCTAAAGTTTGTAATGGTAAAACATCGTTGATAAACTCAACAGCACCAGTAGTATTAGTAGCAAATTTGGCACGATACAAAGTAAACTTCAAGTCTTGATCTTGGTTAGCAGTCCAAGTAGATCCGTTTTGAGATTTAAATAGAACACCAGCATATGGTTGTTCAGAGATAAATCTACTAGAGTTAGGAATCTTATCGCCAGTATTAGAAATCCATACTTTATATGAATTAGAGTCGCTCGCAAGAACGATACAATATTCTTGATTATTTTGTACAAACACAGGAGATGAGAATGTGAAGGTAGTTGGTGTATCATAACTCTTAGCAACAGTTCCATCAGGCATATCTACTGTGTTTGTAGAGATATTAACATTCTCTGGTTTCAAAGTAACTTTAGAAAATGGTAATACATATTTTCCTGGATATCCATTAACAACTTCGCGGATTTCAAGATTTACTGGGATACTAGCATCTTTAGTTGCAAAATAAACATCAACTTTAGTTAAGAATGCTCCACCTTCCTGTTGAACCAAGAATGTTTGAGCCAGTGGGTCATACCAACCAGTATCAGAAACTATACGCTCAGAAGTTTGTGTAATAGTTTCATTCTGCGAAACTTGTTCAGATACTAAAACAGCATTCCTTGTAGAAATAAATGTTGCCTGTTTAGTCTCTAAAATTCCTTGCGCATAATAGTTAGCTCTACCTCTTGAGGTATATTCAAAACTTGCTGCTGTAGATGCATCACTCAAAACAAATGATCTTTGTCCAGTTCTGAAACGAAGATTTTCAGTTTGCGGAATAGCAAACAATAATTGGGCTTCGCCATTGGCGTTAGTAATGATACTATCACCAGCTACTGCAGTAGTTGATACAGTTCCAACTGTGGCAGAAACCTCACTAATACTACCAGTGATAACTTCAGCAGATTGGAATGTTCCTTGAATATTAACTACATAAAGTGCTCTTGAGGTTATAACTCCAGCATTGTTAAATACCTTTTCGCTTCCAACAACAATAGCAGTTGCTCCAGAAGTTCCACCAGTAATAATATCACCACGATTTAAACATGTTTGAGTATCTCCAGAAATGCGACGAGCTACATTTATTGCATTACCACCAACATTGGTAGTATGGTCAAAATCTACAGCACCAGTATAAGTTATTTTTGTTGCTGGAGTACAAAAACTAGAAACATCAACATTATCAAAGAATGGATTAAATTTGGTAGATGGTTTTAATCCTCTTGCTTGAATTAAAATGTTTCTTGACCGAATGTACGGAATAACAGCAGTTGAAAGAACTCTATCTTCAACTTGGCGTTTATCAATTTTAGCAACAACTCTAGTGTTGATACCTGTTCTTGATTGATTAACTTGTTGAGCAAATGTCTCAACAACAATATCTCTTCGTCCACGACCACCAAGGGTAAATCCTCGTGTGCCAGTGCCTACTGGTGTTCCAGTCCATTGAGTTTGCCATGCATTCCATACAGTACCTAGAATACCTGCCTTTTCAGCAAGAGTTGCAATAGTATTAAAATCACCCTCTTCATTTTGAATAATATCAGGTCTACGATCAGTCTCAAACCACTCATCAGAAGAAGGATTGATATCAACATTACCTAAAAATGTAAAAATAGCAAACGGATTAATATTTTCTAATCTTGATGCGTATGGCTGTTCAACTAATTTTGGTTGATCAATTACAGGTAAAGTAATTACATCGCCATACAACTTATATCCTGCAGTATTTCTTCCAGCAGTTGTTGTTTGTTTCTCAATTAAATTAACATTCGACATTGAGTAGAATGGACGAAGTTCATTATTTTCCATATCAATGGAGCAAAGATAATCTGAAGAAAGAACATCACCAGTAGAGTGACCAGAAAAATTATCTACGATAAATCCATTTTTAAATCGATTTAATCCAGTAGTTGGATCAATAATTTCTAAAGACTGTGTTTCTTGCTCTAACAATGATAAAGATGTATAATATTCAAGATTGTCAATACGCTTTTCTAATTTACCAATATCGCGCATTGTGTAACGCTTGTTATCGTGTTTGGTTACACTAACATTCTCAGATTTAGTTCCAAATGTATATGGTTCTAATTGAATTGTATAAAGAACCATACCAAGTGATGGATCTTCAGGATCGCCAGGATTTAAAGAAGGAACACCACTAATTTTAAAGAAGTTGCCATTAAAATCTAATGCAATTTTATCAGTTCTTCCCAAATAGTATTGAAAATCTGATTGAATATTAATTCCACGCTTTGGAACTAATGATGTTGACGCACCGCCACCAGTGTATGCAAGACCAGTGTTATCAACTCTTGGTCTAAAATCTATACAATCTCTTAATTGCGTTTGCGCAAATGAAGGAATTTTTTTATAATCAAAATTATTATTATCTATGTAAGAATTTACTGTAAAATAATCGCCAGTACCATGAGCAAAATATTCAAATTCTACTCTAACTGGAGCATTGGGAGCAGTAAATGATGGGTTTAACAATAACTTGGCCAAACCATAAAATGTTAGAGTCTGACCATCATCGAAAGTGTAATGGTCGCTAATATCATCAGTATAATCTGCTGTAGTAGGAGAGGATCCGAATGCAAATCCAGTAGCTTGTTTAACACTAATAATTCTATACCCATCAGCAACACCCAATGATAGGATAGGATTAGTTGCCAATGCTTGTGTTGTAAATGTAACAGAAGCAGATGTTAGTGTTTTAGTTTTTTCTGTTGTTGATGATAGAGTTTTTATAACTGTTCCGATAACAATAAATGCTCTTGAAGCATATGTATCAGGCAATGTAAATGTAACAGATGATCCTGCTGGAGAAATATTTGACGGATCGATAGCAACAGTTAATCCAGTTGTGTTATCTACTAACTGATAGTTGTCAGTTTCCGCTGCTGAATCCATTGTTCCAGAACCAGTCGAAACTGTTAATGTGCAGAAACCTCCAGAAGCAGAAGATGATGTTCCAGTAAATCTCTCATAAACTGTATATGTTGTTTGATTTGTGTTGTCTGCAGCACGAGCAGTTTTAATAGCATAGTATGGAAAATTAAAAATTAAAGTTTCATTGCTTGGCTCTTTAATTTCAGTAGTAACTCTGTCAAGAGTCACTCCAGTAACTGTTGTTGCAGCGTCAACAGTTAAAGAAATTTGAGAAGCAATTGCTGTTACTCTGCGATAAGTTCCACCAAGAGAAATATAATCTCCAACAGTCAAATCAGTTAAAAACGATGTTCCTGTTCCAGTAATTGTTGTGCTGGCAGAAGCAGTTACTGATCCAATTAATCTAGTTGTTACTGGAACTATATCTGCTGAAAAACTTGTAACAGTTGTTCCACCAGAGAAATATATAGATTTTACATTTTGTTTAAAGTCATATCCAGAAAGCATCTGTATATCAAATAAACTTAATTTATATTGAGCAGCAGTTGTTCCAATAGTTCCATTATGCCATTCAATTAAACGAATTCTAGCTGTTCCGACAAGAGTTCCGACACCTGTTCCTGGAACAGGACTTGATAACCCAGTCGTAGTAAATTGATTGTATAAATTAACTTTCGCAAAAGTATGAACAGGAGGAGCACTGTTAATAGAATTTACTAAAACATAATTGCCAACAGTTTGTGGAATAATGGCATTATCTACTTGAACAGTGTGCGAAGCATCGCGAGCTTTGTCAATATAAACATAAGAAGTTGAAACTTTTTCAATTTCATAACCTTGAACATATGCTTTTCCTGGGTCAAGAGCAATAGCCAACTGGTTATCCGAACCAGATAAACTTACACCACGATTATATTCTGGTTTCTCAGTATATTCCCAGTTTACTCCAGTTGATCCAGAACCATCATATGCAGAACCAGAAGTATGTGTTGGTGGAACGCTGTTTGCTGATGTTGCAGGATTTTTAGCAGTATAATAATTATTTCCATACTTAACAATATCGCCAATTAAATATGCTGTAGCAGTTGTTGTCCATGTTCCACGATTATTATTTCTGGCTTCTCTAACATCAATGGTAAATGGTCGAACATCATAGTTACCAGATTCATCGTATGTACGACGAGCAAATGTTTTTTCTAATTCACTATATTCTGTAGTTGTAACAAGTCTTTCAATTATTCCTTGTTTAACACGAACCAGTTCAATAAAATTTTCATCATCTTCATCATCTAGTAATTTTTTTATTAAAATTAAATCTATATGATATCTATGTGCGCCTGGAGCAGCATAATTGAAAGATGTTTGAGCATTATCTAAAAGAGTTTCATCGTCTTCTGGAACAATAACACTTTCAAGAATGTTTAATCCAATACGGTATGATGGTGTTGCAGAATATTTACCTAATACTATAATTTGTTTACCACCAGTAACAGGATCTGCGCAGAGAACATAGTGACCATTTACATAATATATTCCACGCTCAATAGAAGCAAGTGATCCTAAACCAGTCGCAGCAGGAGTGCCTGGAATTACATTCGGAATTGCTTGAATTGTATTTGTACCATCATCAAAAGTAATAACTTCGTTATCAGCAAAAACTTTAGTTATCTTATTAGTTCCTGAAGAAATATAACGAACATATAATGTTGTTGGATCAGTAGTAGTTGAGCTTACAACATGAATAATTTGTGCTTTTACTCCAGACGCACTGGTTAAATACTTTCCAGTTGTTGATTGAATAAAAGACTCTGTTACAACACCATCATAAGAAGCAGCTAGTTTAACATATTGAACATCAGAATCAACAGAAACTTGACCAGGAATAACCATTGCACCTTGTTTGAATAGGTGGTTTCCATTACTGGTAATTTGATTCTGAAGAATTGTTTGTAATTGAGTTAATTCCCTTGCTTGAACTGCAAATGAAGGGCGAAATAAAATGCGATAAAATTTGTTATCTGAATCAAAATCGTCATTATAAGGTTCTGTGTTAAAGTTTAGCATATTTAATTTCTTCTTTTAATGGTTCTAACTATTTAGTTTAGAATCTAATAATAGTTCTAATAGTTACAGTTTCTTGAGCTGAAGGAGTAAATCCAGCTTTGTTGTCAATAAACAGCAAATCTCCAGAGTATTTATCTACAGTTGGAGAATTAACTTCTGCAACACTAAATGATTGATTGTTTATGTTTGTCATGACATCAGCTACAGCAGGAGTTACATTATCGACAGATTGCAGTAATGCAGATGTTCCTGTAATAGAAACGATTCTAAATCTTCTTTGAAATACTACACCACCAACTGTTTTTGGTGTAGTTACCACCATATCTTTTGTGAAGTTAGTTAAGTTGATATCATTACTTGAAACAACATAACAGGCAGAACCAAGATTTCCAACAAATCTCTCGTCCGCTTGGAAAACTTTAGGATTTTTAATTAAACCAACTTGACGATAGTCATTGTTTACATCAAATCCTTGATTTTTATCTTTAGAAACATTTGAATAGAACATTAATGTTCTTGCAAAAAGTTCAGAGAAAGCATCACTACCATGACCACCGAATGGCGATAAAATTGCTCGAGCTGATGCAGCATATCCGTTACCAGTGATAACGACATTAGCGTAAGTATAATCTGACCCACGATTTGTCATTACTATTTTAGTAATTTTTCCACCAGTAATAACAGCTGTCGCTGCTGCGCCAGTCCCATCACCATTAATTGTAATTGTTGCAGTTCCATAATTATATCCATTGCTAATCATCTGTATATTATCAATGGTTCCTGCGACAGTAAGTAATTCGTTGTTTGCTTGTAATGAATTGATATTTCCAAGATTTATATCTGGAGTTATTTCTGCGTCAGTTCCTGTTCCTGAAACTGTAATTGATGCAGCACTATAACCGATGCCTGCATCATCAATCTGAACTGAAGTTATTTCTCCATTTAAATTTGGTAGTGGTATTAATTTCGCTTCAGATTTACTTGATGAGAAAGAGCCAGAAAACGATGTTCCAGTTGTTGTGTTAATTGTAATTAGTGGATTAGAGTCATACCCTGCGCCATATCTTAATGAGGCAAGACCTGTAGCTGGTTGGCCGACATAAGTAAATCCAGCAGTTCCATTTGTATATTCAGTTCCAAGAACAGCTCCAGTTGGTCCAGTAGAAGCATGAGTAGTTCCAGCTGTTGTTACTGTATATAACCTGTTAGCCACATAATATTGTTGACCAAGAGTTACTACTGTTGATGCAGTCCAAGCTGTACCAATTTGTACTGTTGGAGCTTCTACGTAGTTTGAGCCAGGATTCGTAATTATAATTCTTTTAACACTACCAGTTGGGGATAAATCTGTTATTGCAGTTGCATAACCAGTGGCATTATAAATTCTGTGGGTTGAACCTACCGCACCAGATGAAAGATTTAATGCGGTTCCAGCAATCGCATCAGCATAATTTGCTGCTAATTTAATTGATGTTGACGATGCTTTAATTACATAGTATGTTGTATTATCAATCAAACCACCAATCGCAGTTCCACCTGTGCCTGCTGTATAAACTACTGCATCTCCAGTAGAATACCAATGTGAGCCGATAGTTATTATTTCAGTTCCTGTATCAATAGCAGTGGCAGGATTGAATGTTATTCCAGAGTAACTAAATGTAACTGCTGGATTTGAATTATATCCACTACCAAAAGAAGACATACTTATTTCGCGAACGCTACCTAGTAAATTTATAGCAGAAATTCCAGAAGCAGTATATGTTAAACCTGTTGGTGTTCCAACTGTTGTGGCAATCGCAACACCAGCTTCAGTAGTTAATGTAAATCCTGTTACGCTTGGAGCAGTTCCAGTAATAGCAGAAATTTTGTAAATATTGCCAGTTGTATAACCAGTAATAGAACCAGTTCCACCAAACACTCCAGTAATTTTTATTCTGTCTCCAATATCAACCGATGCAGCTGAACAAGTAAATTGCCCAGAAGTTCCAGAAATTTGTACTCCAGAAATAGTAGTAGAAGTAAAGGAAGGGTATGCTGTTGCTGTTGTTCCCAAATATTTTAATGCTGTTGTTCCATTAGAAACTGTTCCAACTTTATGAGACGGATGAGCTCCACCAGATACTCCTGCTCTGACTACTTCGTAAATATTTCCAGCATATTTAATTCTGCTACCAAGCACATATGAGGTTGAGGTATTCCAAGTTGCAACAGTTGAATATGGATCAGCAATAGTAATCGTGTCGCCATCAGCATAAGCTACTCCACGACTTGTAATGTTTACTCCTGATAAAAATACAGGATCAGATTCTCTATATCCATCACCAGAAACTGTTATTGTCGCTCCAGTATATCCAGTTCCAGTGTTATCAATAATAACATTTTCAATTCCACCAGCTGAATAAAATTGTTGCGTTAGAGCTGTAAGAACGGGAATTTGATCATCCGTCAAAAATTTAGTTCTAAGCGCAATTGGTACATTATACATATACTTCCAAATATACCCATCAGATAAAGATATAGGTGCTATTTGAGTTCCAATCGGTTTAGTCGTTGATGGCGCATTGTTGTTATTATCTAAACACTTATACACATTAAATTCATCATTTATTACATAAAATTGAGAATCTTCAAGTTTTTGTGCTGTTGATGGTGCTTTAGATATTACCGCAGTAATAACTGCTCCAGAGCCAGCGCCACCACCTGAAACAGTTACAGTTGGTACAGTTGTATAACCAGAACCTTTATTTGTCATTGTTACATCAATAATCTGTCCATTGTATAAAGTAACTATTGCGGTTGCCTGAGTTCCTGTGATTAAGTTTGGCGCACCGATAGTAATTACTGGTATAGATGTGTATCCTCCACCACCATTACTAACATTTAAACCTTGAATTTCTGTTGAATATGTGTCATCGTATATATCATACACTGTTCCTGATGTCCAATCAATTCTAGGAATAACAAATCCTACATCATTTGGCTTAATTTGTTTTAGTGTAATTATTTCATTTCTTGTGTCTTTTTCATATTGAACAGAATCAATAGGATAAGGTGGCGAAGTTTCATCTGCCCAAGATAAAGTTTTACCAAGAAAGTAATAATACTTTGATGATCTTGAAACAATCTCTTTATACAATCCTTCAGCAATAGATTTGTGTAAAAGTGTTTTTAAGAGTGAAGAAGTCGCCATGTTTTATCCGTAATTAACTTACTGTGACATTCCAAGTAATAGCAATTGTGTCGCCAGCTGCTTTATTAACTACTGGGAATACTGTACGGCAGAGCATAGTTCCGCCTGATGATGCATTAAATATACCAGCTTCAGTAACAGCGCCAGTACCAATAGAGGTTCCGAATGTTGCTGTATATTGTACAGTGTTAGTTACACCAACTACAGTATCAGTTAAAGTTACACGACCACCTTCAGTTCCAAGAGTTGTGTCGCCAGAAACTGCAGCAGCAGTGCCAGTACCAATTGCCATGTGTGTCATAGAAACTGGAGAGTTTGTTGTTGCTTTAATTTTTTGAGCAATATGCACTTTACCAGCTGCAGTTACTAAATTTGGAACTTCAAATTCATGGATTGTTTCACCAGCTGCATTGGTGTGAACGATTTTTACTCGTCCTGTTGGTTTTAAATTTTCTTGCATGTTCATTTTAATAAATCTCCTATTGGGGTTAATTAACTATGATTCAACAGGAAATGTTGAATCGATAGTATTATCGTAAATAATGGGGGTAACAGCAAAATAGCCACCCTCACTATATGGTTCTCTAGCTACATATCCATCTGTAGTTACTGTTCCGATACTAGTATCCTCTAGATATTTAGTCATATCCAGACCAACAGTCTCGACCATGGTAGGTAAATCTGTCAACTCTTTATTTACCACTCGAACTATATCGCTATCGATTGGCGTATCTATTGTTGAAGACAACGATTTGGTAGTTAGGTGAGTCCAGTCTGTGTCGTTTGGTGTACTTATTGTTGAAGACAACGATTTGGTAGTTAGGTGAGTCCAGTTTGTATCATCTGGTACTACACTATCATCTAGTGCTTTGTTTACAATTTGAGTAAGTACTTCTAAGATAATGGATTCATCAAATAAGGACTTACTAAATACCATGGATTTTTGTGAATCCAGCAAAACTGTTGAATCTGTAAATTGTAATGCCAAACTTTTAACTAGAGATTCTAAATCAATTTCTATATCAAAATTATTTTGAATTTCAAACTCACCAAATAGTGCTGTTCCTGCTGGGTGAACCATTGTTTTTACAGCAGTTTTGTAAGAATCTAATCTCTCATCAAGTTTTAAAACATACGAAAATGCCTGATAGTATTTACTATCTTGAATAAAAATTGCATCGTCTAGAAATCCATCATTGCTAGAATAATATCCTGGATATTTGGCTAAAGATCCCAATGAAATTTTAAAAATAGCATCTTGTAATGTTGAAACTTGAACACCCTGACTTGACTGAGTTGCGAATTCTCTAATAAGATCACCAGCGTAAGTTCCATCCCAGTATGATGGAGTTGTGTAGGTTACCCTGTTGACGTAACCCTGCTCGCCCAAACCACGAGTATTATCGGTAATTGCTATGTTTCCAGATGTTATTAATGTGGTCGATAGTAATGCTTCATTTGTGCTTGTGTAATAATCATTTGTAGCATTTACACTAATAGAAAAATCTGTACCGTAACCAATTCCAAATTTAATAAACTCTGCAGATAAAATTTTTCCATTTTCTCCAACACGAGTAACTTTAACGATAGATCTAACACCAGATCCAGTTTTTAATTCAAATAATTGCCCAAGACGGAATCCTTCGCCTGCTTGGGTTATTTCTAGTTTAGAAGTGGTAGATACAATTTTTCCAAGAAATATGTCTTTATATCGTATCTCATCACCAACTTCAATTTCTCCAAAATATTTTCTATCAATGAAAAATTCAAATGTATCAGCACTTAATTGAACTACTCGAGCAATTTCAACTTCAACATATTGTCTTCTGTCGATTAAAAGTTTAAATGTTTTATTTGGCTTAATTACATCAACTAATTTACCATCAATATCTGATGGATTGCCAAGAGTTACATTTACGAAAATAGAAACATCTTGTTGCCAGCGACCATCGGATGCTCTAAGCATCTGTCGACCTGGATAACTTACTGTAACACTTTTATTGTATAATAATCTAAACAATAATTTAAACGAACCCTCGGATCCTTTAGCAAGATACTGGTCTTTAATATGTTGAAGTAAAAATCTCTCATCAACAGTGATTTCTGCTGGAAGATTTATTGCTAATTCTTTTTTAAAGTATTTGATAAAACTATCAATAGTTGTATCTAAATCTCTTAATGTTTTTAAATCAACACCTTGATTGTCCAAATATTCATAATATGCCTCAACGAAAGCAATGAATGTTGGATAATCAGACCTGACAAAATCAGGTAGCTGATTTGGTACCAGAGAAGAAGTATTAATTCGCATTATGGTCTAATTGGTGTAAATGTATAGTTAAATCCAGCAGCCAGATCGCCTGCTGCAGCTCTATCTTGAACTACATTTACTGTTAGATGATCTCGAGCAATTTCAGCAACTTGATGTAATGCTGAAACAACATCATTTGCTTGTGGCTTCATCGATATTTCGAAATCAATATCAGCTAAATCTGTTATATGTAAATTACTAATTTCTATGTAACCTCTGTCATAATCAACGAACCCAATTGCTGGATTTACAATAAATTTTTGGAAATTTGTATCTATGGTATACAATCTCATCAATCCCTGTCCATCATCGTCAAGGTAATGTACTACATCGCTGTCTTTGATAAAGAATCCAGTCGAATAGATAGCACCTTCTGCAATACCAGAATTGTATAGTGGATTAATAACATTAAGAACATACTGAGCGGAAACATTGTACTTAACAATTAATTTTCTACGAAGAAGAACTGTCATTGTTGTACTAACTATTGACGGATCTGAAGAATCAATTAGTCGACTGAGTTTAGACTGTCTAAATACACCATCAAATTTCTTTAGATCGCTATCGTCGTAATCAAATACTGTATTAGTGATAATTGTTTTTAATTCACTTTCAGTTTTAATTGATTCCATCGGATTGTAGTATGATGTAATGTTTAAAGAAATTTCAATATATTCTGGATCTACTATTTCTGGTGTAACTGACACCATATTTTTACTTTGTAGAATAGTATTTAAAATATAAGTTTTCTGTAGATTAGTTAATTTTGTTGCATCTGTTGGGCGAACACAAATATATACTTTACCATATGTTGCTGGAATATTATTTTCTCCACCCCAAACTGATACAGAGTTAGATTCTGGAAAGTTTGCTAAAATTAATGCCTTATAATCTTCAGGTGTTACTGCACGATTTTGTGCAGCGTACATTCTTGGCGCATTATACTTGATGCTATCGATATCTTCTGCTGCTGCGCCACCGCTCGCAATAGTTTTGCCTGATACAGATATACTGCCACCAAGAAGTGGAGTTCCATTATAGTTAAACAATCTTGCTCCGTTTGCACCATCTAATCCTGATACGAAATAATCAATAATAACAATATTTCCTGGATTTAATGCTTTACCTAAAATATCATCACCAAAAGTTATTTCGTGCAACCCACCCTCAACTTCTTTGATGAAGAATGCTTTGGTGGTTGCAGTTAGACCACTAACAATATTATTCACATAAGTGTATGTTGAAAAATTTGCAGAAGAAACAGATTCTTGAACAGTTACACGAATTGTTGACACATCAACATTTGGATTAGGAATAATATATTTTGTTCCAGAGCCAACAGTATATTTAAACTGTAAAGGTGTTCCTTCAACTAATTCAACACCCGAAAAAATATAACCATTAACCCCATTGCTGGTTGTATACGATCCAAGATTAAAGAATGTATAATTAATTCCATCTAATGTTGTTTCGAATGATTGGTATGCTGGTAAAGTTGCAACAGTTGGGGTTGATGTTGGATTTACAATTCTGACATCCACAATTGCTCTGGCGCATCGAGCGGATCGAGGAACATAGCCAAGCGATTTAGCGAGAGATACTACACTGGCTCTTTTACTTGCAGAATCTAAGAATGATTCATTAACAGCAAGGTTTGTATATAGATTGTTATAATGAGTATTATAAGCAAGGACATCTAGCAGAACTGATAAACCTGATCCGTCAAAATCATAGTCTTTAAACTGATCTTGTCCTCTAAGAAACTCTTTTAAATTGTCTTTAATTTGATCGAAATCTAATTCCGATACATCTATTCTTCTATTTGATTGTGCCATTATCGTGTTCTCTCTAACACTAAATTAAGGATTTGTGGAGTTTGTGTGTTTAAAATTGTAAACGCAATAGTAACATCCATACTATTTTCATCCAGATTAAGTTCAACTATAACATCATCCAAATTGACTCTTGGTTCAAAATTTTCTATGGCTGTTCTAATTGTTTTTTCAACAACAGATGCAGTCATTGGAGATGCTGGTTCAAACAATAAAGCATTTACTTGAGTTCCTATTTCTGGATGGAATGGACGCTCATAGTTAATTGTCAATATTAAATTTTTAACAGCAGTTTTTACTGCTTGTTCATCATATCGTTTAACTAAATCTGCTGGATTCGAATATTTAAACTGTTGAGTAGTAAATGCAGCATTGGCTTTTTTGTAAAGTTTTAGGTGGGTTGAGTCAACTGTTTCCTTTACTTTTCCAATAAAGGTATTTCCAACAAATAAATTTCTATGTAACATATCGTATGTTTGAAAAGATGTATTTGTTCCAACAACAATATCGCTAGTTGTTGTTGTTGTAATCGATCCAATACCATCATTCTTTGTCGAATAAATCGGCGAAGGAATGAAGTTGAAATCTAGGTCAGAGAATGTTCTTGTATTTCGTGCCATATCTATTATTTAGTCTATCCAATGAAGGAATTTTGCGAACCTTCAGCTATTGTATCTCCACAGGCAAGATCGTCTCCAATTCGAGCCACCTTTTTGCCCTCGAAATAGAAAGTTGAGGAAGAAGATGATACCTTTCTGGCAGCTGGTGCGTGGGTGGTTAGTCCGCAGGTATGTGCCTGATATTGAGTATGCCCAAGCAACTGAATAGCCTTGCCGTTAAAGAAAGACTTCGTTGTGTATGGTCCAACTGCTGGAGTTGGAGGAAAACATCCATGTCCTGTTGATTGCTGGGCTTCTAACGATATCGCTGGCATTATCTACTCTGTGTTAGGGTTACTAATTGTTTTAACAGGGTTTGTCCCGTTGTCCAGTTTAAATCTTTAATATTGATTGTATAACTTTTAGAAGAAACGACTACATTTGGGAATAATGGGTCGTATGCTTCAGCAAGATAATTCTTAATAACATTTCTACTGGTGTCAGCTTTAAAT